TTATTTCTTGCAGTCAAAGCTGAATTTGACACAGAAACTATTAGAGTATGGACAGGTGATTATGATTTAGTTATTGATAGTGCAACCTATTTAGGTGTTGGTAGTCTTTTGTCATTGTCTAATATAGAGGACACATTAGAACTGAAATCTAGTGGTTTAGCAGTTGCTATAGCAGGAATGGACGCTACAGTTTTAAATTTAGCTTTAACTGAAAATTATCAAAACAGATTTATTACAGTATTTCTAGGCTATCTTTCAGGCGGTACAGATACAGTAGTAGGCACTATGACTTTATTTAAAGGTCGTATGCAGTCTATGGCAATTAATGATGACCCTAATGGATCAACTATTACTATAGATGCAGAAAACAGATTAATAGATTTACAAAGACCATCAAATTTAAGATACACCAAAGAATCACAAAAATTTATAGATTCCTCTGATAGTTGTTTCAATAGAGTTGCATCTTTACAAGACAAAGAAATTATATGGGGTCGTTCTTCAAGCAATACATCTAACATATCAAGAGGTCGTAGGGGTATTGCAAACAAAGAAGAAGAAGAAGCATGATTATAAAAAAAACAGACTGGAAAATATTGTTTGATAATTTTATTGCAAAAAATCGTTTTAAACCTTTTGCATGGGGTACATGGGATTGTTGTAAATTTTCTAATGCTGTAATAAAAGAAATGACTGGTGAAGATTTGATACCTATAAACCTTAAATGGAAAGATGAAGAAACTGCTATGAAAGCAATAAAAGAATATGGCGGTACTATATCTAAAAGTATTGCTAAAGCATGTAAGAAAAAAGGTGCATATCAAGTTCCTAATGCGTATATGCAAAAAGGTGATCTAATTGTTTATAAAGAAGAATCAGAGTTAGTCGGTATTTCAGATGGTTTTAAAGTTATAACACCTTCAGACGACATGCTAGTAGCAAAACAACATTCAGATATATTGTCAGTATGGAGAATACCTAATGTCTAAAGCGATAAAAGCAGCAGCAACAATCTTTGTAGTCACAGTTCTTGTTATGGGTGGTGCAGTTGCTTTATTTGGTACTGCTGGAACTGTATTTACAACTGGTACTGCAGCAGCAACATTGTTTGGTGTTACAGCATTGGAAATGGCTACTATGTCAGCTATATCAACTTTGATTGGTGGATTAATGTCCAAAGGCATAAGCTCAACAGTAGCAGATAACTTTGGTACAAAAGTTTCAACAAGATCAGGCGTTGCACCTCGGCAAATAATATATGGAAGATGTAGAGTTGGCGGCACAATAACTCATATTGAAACTAGAGGTACAGACAATTTTAAACTACAAATGGTTATTGTCATCGCTGGTCATGAAATAGATGCATTAGAAGAAGTTTTAGTTAATGACGAAGTTTTAACAACTACAACAGCAAGTGGATTTCAAGTGGTAACAAATTCTAAATTTGTAAATACTGATAACGAAAATAACTTTGGTAGTGGTAGGTTGATGCGATTTGTTTTTGTTAATGGTTCACAAACTGCTGCTAATTCCACAGTAACAAGTGCATGTTCTTTAAACTCAAATGACAAATTTATTGGATGTGCGTATGTATATGTAGAAATGGTTTTTGACGCAGAAGCATTTGGTGGTGGTATTCCACCTATAGCTTTTGTTGTTAGGGGTAAAAAAGTTTTTGACCCTAGAAACAACGCTACTGTTTGGAGTGAAAATCCTGCTCTATGTGTAAGAGATTATATAACCAACACTACCTATGGATTAAAAGCTACTTCTTCTGAAATAAATGACACTACTGCTCTAGGTGGCTTTCAATCTGCTGCTAATACATGTGATAGTAGTTCAACAGTAGCTACAGCTACAACTAATGGTTCTACATCTAGTTCAGTAAATGTAACTTTAAATGCACAACCAACTAATACTCTTATTGATGTAGGTAATATAGTTACAGGTACTGGTATATCAGGAACAGTAACAATCACAAGAAGAAGGTTAAATATAATAACTTTATCTTCAGCACAAAGCATTGGAAATGGTGTTACTTTAACTTTTAGTGAAGGTGCTTATACTGCAAATGGCATAAGTAATATGTCTGCAAGTGGAGAAAGTGTGATAGAAGGATTGCTTAGCTCATGTGCAGGTAAACTATCTTATATAAATGGTAAGTTTGTAATGTTTGCAGGTGCTGGCGTTACACCTGATATGGCTATCACAGATGACAATTTATTAGCACCAGTCACTATTACCACTAAACAAGCAAGTGGTGAAACCTATAATACAGTTAAAGCAGTATATGTTGATGCTAACACTAATTATGTAGCTAGTGATTCACCTGTATTCACTAGCAGCACATTTTTAAGCGCAGATACACCAACAGGTGAAAGCAGTGCTAATTATAGAAAAACATTAGAAATACAATTACCATTTACTGATACTAGTACGATGGCACAAAGGTTACAAAAAACAGCTTTATTACATCATAGAAAACAAGTTACATTATCAGTGTTATGTAATATTGGATATATGCAATTACAACCTTTTGATTGGGTTTATGTTACAAATGCAAGACTTGGATATACAAACAAAACCTTTGAAGTTTTATCAACAAATTTAGAAGTTACAGGTGATACTAATGCTCCAGTATTAGCGACTGCTCTTGCCCTTAAAGAGATTGATGCATCAGTTTATAACTTTGCACAAAGTGAATATACAAACCCTACTGACGAAGGCTCTGATCTTACTACAGGCAGTTTTGCAGTAACAGCTCCAAGTAGTCTTGGTTTAGCACAACAAACTGAAAAAGAAGGTGTAACAACTAAAATAGATATATTGGTATCATGGACTAATAACTCTAGCGACAAGGTAACGCTTACAGAAGTAGCATATAAACTAAGTTCAGATACGCCATTTACATCAGATTTTACTGTAGGTAAAGGAGTTGCTAAAGCATTAATTCCAAATGTAGTAGTCGGTAAAACCTATAACGTAAAAGCTAGGCATATAGATGTGAATGGTGTTGCTAGTTCATATACCAGCGTTGTAAATATTGCTATTGCAGCTCCTACTGATGCGCCACAAGTTCCACAAAATTTAACTGCGTCATCAGGTAAACCATTTAATATTTTAGTTGCATGGACGAACTCAACACAAGCAGATTTAAAAGCAGTAAAAATATATAGAAAAACATCTAATAGCAATCCAACAGATGATACTGATTTAGTAGAAACAATTACTGGAGCAAATGGAGAAATTACAAGCACTGTATTTGGAACACAAGATGGATTAACAGCAGGTACTACTTATTATTTTTGGGCAAGAGCTATTAACCAATCTAATATTCATTCAGCTTTTACTTCTTCAGTTTCAGGTAGTTTCTCAAATGTAAGAATAGGTGATGTAGCAGATGGAGCTATAGATAGTGATCAGATTAAAGCAGATGCTGTAACAAATGCTAAGATAGGAAATAATGCAGTTGATACTGCAGAAATTGCAGCAGATGCTATAGAAACTGCAAAGATAGCAAACAACGCAGTTACTACTAACGAAATAATAGAAAACGCTGCTACTATATTTGATGTTTCAGCAGGTTCTTTTATAGCAATGGGTCAATCTGTAACTAATCAAGTTTTAGTAACAGGAAGCGTTATACCTGCTCCACCTTCAGGGCAAGCACAAAGACTTGCAGTTATTGGAAACACTATGTGTACTGGAAATAATCAATCAAGTCCAAATAATGTAATACAGCTAATACTGCAAGTAAGAACAGCTAATACTGCAAATGGTGTTTCAAGTGCGACTTATTCTGTTGCAACAAACTTTACTACAAGAGGTGAAGCAGGTGAAGCATTTCAAACAGCAACTTGCGATTATGCAACGACAGCAGGAAATTTTTATCAATTTAGATATTTAGTTACATTTAATAATCTTGCAACCATGAGTGGTGCGACTAGAGGATATGGTCCTAGCACACTGCAAGTAATTTCGGCATATAGATAATGGCAAAAAGAACAATAAGTTGGTATAACAGCGATGGAGATATAATATTTGTGCAATCAAGTGTTGCCGAAGGCTTAGAGGATGCTCCTGAAAGTGGTTTAAATTTTATAGTAGGGCAACCACAAGGAATAGTAGGATCAAAGGTTGTTGATGGCTCAATAGTTGATGGTACTAATTATTATCAAATTCCTACCTCCGCCTACCTTAGATTTGCTAGAAACTCAGCATTGCAAAAAACAGACTGGACGCAAACTACAGATTGTCCTTTATCGGATAGCAAAAAAGCAGAATGGGCAACATACAGACAAGCATTGAGAGATTTACCTAGTAGTTATACAGATGATGATAATTATTCTGATATAGTATTCCCAACCCAACCTTCATAGGAGTAAATTATGAATGACAGTAGTGATAAATTTAGCGGAGACATGAGCCGCAATGAGGTTGAAATAGACCTTAATAAATTCATGGCAATGGTATCAGAGATAGGAGAACTTAAACAAAAGATAATGGAGCTAGAAAACGATAAAGCACCTGACAATCCGTGGCAAAAATGGATATGGTTATCTAACATGATTGATGCATGGAGAATATTCCCTAGAGCATTTTTAAGTGTATATATTATATTGCTTTACAAATGTACTATATGGTTCATGGAATTACCTGCACCAACATTTGAACAATCAGGATTGATTTCAGTAGTCGTAGGAGCAGGAGCTGCTTGGTTCGGACTATATGCAGGAACAGCTAAAGATAAAATCAATAGTCAGTAAACTATGGAAGTTTTTAACCTTATAGAAAGGGTTGGATTGCCCATAGCAGGTGGTCTTGTTATGGGTTACTTCATATTTCTTGTTATGAAACAACTTATGGAAGGACTGGTTAAAGATATTAAGACAGTTCAAGGCATTACTAAGATGCTTATTACAAGAGCTTCAATAATGAATAACGACATCATACGCATTGATACAAGTGTATCTAGTGCATTAAATCTATCTCCTGATCTAGAAAGAATAGCAAGAGCAGAAAACTTTGTAGAAGATGGGAAAATAGATGCTCGTAGAGATTAATGGATATAGTAGTTTTAGTAGAGAAGTTTGGCTTCACGACTATTATGGTAGTAGGGCTAGGTTATTTTGTTTACTTTGTATGGCAGACAATCACTAATACTATTGACCCTGCTGTTTCAGAAATGAAAACAACAATTATTAGATTGACTGACCAACTTAGACTGCTTGACCAAGATATGATACGCTTACAGCAGAAAGTAAATACTGTTTTAAAACTAAGAGATCAAGAGGTGCTTAAAAATGGTAAAGAAGAAAAGGACTAAAGCTGAACAGAAAGTCAGAGATATTGAAAAAGACAAGTTACTGCAAATAATTTTAGCAGTAGCATTAGTCTTGTTTTTAGGTGTTATAAGCCTAAACGCTAAAGCCGATCAAATAACACATAAGTTTAAATCACCTTCATTTAATGGTATCGCTACTTCTAGCCATTACCTGACTATTGAGAACCAAGAGTTTAATCGTAAACAAACTATCAAAGACGAATTGAAAGCTGCTATTGAAGAAGCTGAAAGAGACAAAGAAAATTCAACAGTCCAAAGATTTATTAGGAACTTTGAGTCAAGAGTTTATGCAGAATTATCAAGACAGCTTATAGCTAATCTATTTGGTGAAACACCATCCGACTCAGGTGTTATATCTTTAGAAGGCAATACTATAGAATACAGCACTGATGGAGATTTTTTAACACTTAAAATTACGGAAGCAGATGGTACAGTTACGATTATTACAATTCCTATTGGTTCTTTCACTTTCTAGTTGTTCTATCTTTGACCAGTATGCTGATACATACGAGCAAAGATTTAAAGCACATGATGTCGTTCTAATAGATGAACTACAATCTAAATATTTATTAAATGTAGCTATACCAACTATTAGTCCAGTTGTAGCTGTATACCCATCAGCATTCACCGATCAAACAGGTCAAAGAAAAAGCAATAGTGAGTTTGCTTTGTTCTCTACAGCAATTACTCAATCACCTAACGCACTTCTTATAAGAGCCTTAAAACACGCAGGGCAAGGTAAATTCTTTAGAGTAGTAGAACGTGTAGGTCTTGATAACTTAACAAAAGAACGTCAGTTAATAAGGTCTGCAAGGGAACAATTTGCTAGTGATGAAGAAAAGAAAAAGAAACTTGCACCACTGCTATTTGCAGGTGTATTGCTAGAGGGTGCTGTCATAAGCTATGATAGTAACTTGTCTACTGGTGGAATGGGTGCTAGGTATCTCGGTATTGGCACATCTATTCAATATAGAGAAGATAATATATCAGTTTCTCTTCGCATGGTATCAGTAGCAACTGGTGAAGTTCTTATAGAAGTATTAAGCCAAAAAACCATATTTAGTTATGGTCAGTCAGAAGATGTTTTTAGATTCATAGAAATGGGTACTGAACTTGTAGAAATTGAATTAGGTAATTCAAGGAACGAGTCAACAACATTAGCACTATCAAAAGCTATTGAAGGTGCTGTTTTGGAACTTATTACTATCGGTTACGATAGGGGATTTTGGAAACATGAAGAACAAAAAATTAAAGAGCCTACTTGTATTGATGATGAGTGCATCAGTTTACGCGGCTGATAATGAAATATATTTAGACCAGTCAGGTACAACCCTCAATCTTGATATAGAGCAATTAGGTATATCTAACATTATTGGTGGACTTAATTCATCAGCAGGAAGCCTTACAGCTTTTGATATTGATGGTACTACTATGACTATTGATATTAATATGATAGGTAATACTAATAAATTCTTAGGTGATATATGGGCGGATAGCTTTACTGCACTTTATAACTTTACTGGTAATAGTAATGTCTTTACTATTCAAGTTGACCCTACTAATACCTATGGTGCTGATTCTTCTAATCAGAATATTGCTGTTACAGGCT